ATAAGAAGATCTCCAAAATCACAGGGGACTACTCCGTAAGAACCCCACAAAGAGGCAGAGTGACCGTTTCTTCCGCTGGTTCCGCTAAGACTAGCCAAGACCAAAAGAAGGGTATGATTGGCGGCTCTCTTGCTTCAAAGACATCCATTGAAGCACTAAGAGATCCAGTCGCAAACTCCAATGGGGAGCCAGTGTATGTTCCGGGTTCGACTGAGTTTACTCCAGATGAAGCCGACCTGGATATCCTTGAGTCAGAGCTTGATTCTTATTTCCAAAATCAAAGTATTGAAGCTCTAGATGCACAGAATGACATCACAAATGCAAAGGTTGTAGAGCTTCAATCTCTAAGAGCTACGCTAACAAACGAAGTAATCAAGATTCAAGTATCCATAGACCTTATTGCAACTATCCTAGATGAGAGAAAGAACGGAGTTGTTCCTAATCCAAGATTCAATATCGATGCACTAGATGGCGAGATCTCCGACACAGCAGCGAAAGCTCTGGACGCTCACGAAAAGTATGTTGAGAATCAAATCGTTCAGCCGTTTGCAGAGAACGCTCGACTTCTCGCAGAGCTAAAGGCTCAAGTGGTCGCTGAAGGTTTAGACGATGAGGAGCCACAGTTTGACCTAGCCTTCGGCCCTCCCATCAGCACTCAGGGTCGCTACATTCTTTCCGAGGACGGTCTATACTACGACTCAAGAACAACAAGCAGCGTACCAGAGATCGACTCACTCCCCGTATCGTCTCAGATGTGGACGCTAGACTTTGCCCCAAACAAAGGTGGCAAGGGCGTAGCGTATACGGAAGACGATGCCATTGAGGTCGTTGGAACTATCTTTGATCTCAACGCTGACCTAGCCACCAGTGAAAGAGTAGAGCTATTCTTCAAGAATGACGATCTACTCGATCAGTTCAAGGCTGATAAGCAAGCACACCTCAACGAAGTAAGCGGTTATATCTCCGAGCTAATCAATGACTTGGGATACGATAACACGGACGCGACGGTACAAGCGTACATCCAGCAACTGGGTTCGACCGCAAACATCTATGACAAAAAGATCCAAAAAAGAGAGAGGCAACTTCAGGTTGCCGCGCTATTTGGGGGAAGGACTTTTTTTGTTACTGATAATACTCATCCTTACGGCGAGGGACTAATCTTCGTTTTCCGCCAAGGAAGAGGCAAAGCCTTTGAGAAACCACTAAACCAAGATCAGACTCCTGATCTAGGTACAGACCTTTTCACCTTGGAGAACGGACAAAGATTCTTCTGGGACACAAACCTAAAGAAGGTTGTAGAAGAGCCAGGACAAGATGTAGTCATTGCAAGAGGCGGCTACTATGAGCAGATTCCTCGCATTCCCGTAAACGACTTTAGTTACCTTCAATCAGAGTTCATCCCCGTTGGTTATCAGAGAAAACTCACTTTGTTCTCTGAAGACCTAGACGATGTAGTATTGCCATACCAGCCGTCCTATGTTGTCTCACCAGTCAAGCCACGAGCGTTCAAGAATGATCTTTATGTAGATCCGCCATCCGTAGCTGACTTCCTACACAGAACAGCAAACACTTCTGTTAGCGCAAACTATGATCCTTTGGTCAAGTCGCTGACCGACAACATCACTACTGATGGCTTGCTTCTGTGCTACAACTTCCTTGATGCAGGAGCAGTTACCTCCCCCTCATCCAACGAGTTTTTCCAAAATAACTACGCAGAAGGCTCCACCAGACTGGACGGTAAGATCGTTTCGTATGATAAGGCGTTTGCCTTCCCTAGCGGAGTAGGAATCCCATACTTCGGAGGAACCTTGTTCGACGCGGAAGGGAAGTACAACACCCTATTCACTCAAGTACGAGGCTCATATGTAAGGCTCCCGAACATCGCAAAGGACTACCAAGACACCGAGCAAGCATATACTGGCTCTCGTAATCTTGATAATCTGTTCTACACTGGAGACGGCGCAACAATCGAGGCGTGGGTCCATGTTCCAAATGTTTGGAGCGACATGACCGACGCACACAGATATCGCCTACTTCTAGCTAACGAGAATAGTAGTCCATCCGAAAGCACCTGGGTAAATGCTTCCAACAGCGATGCTTCTCAAACACTCGGACTCATTATGGGTTGGAGGGATAGAGGTAGCCCGGAAGGAACCTCTCCGTATGGCTCTTCTGGACTTGAGTTTGTTATTGCTCCGACAGTTGGACAGAACTCCAAATCTACCAATGAAAATCAAAACTGGGGTCACAGCGTTTGCCTTGCAGAGAAGTATCCCGCAGGAGTAACCGCACCTGTAAGTGGGGAAGCATCTGCCCTGGGCATGACTGTGGCAAGCTCACTATCCAACTCCAACGGCTCCGGCATTGGAGATGTTAGCTCTGCCTTCTGCCATGTAGCCATCAGGTTCGATAAGATCAAAGATCAAATCACCTTCTTCCTGGATGGTGAAGCTCTAGCCACCTCAGCGATGTCCACTGTATTCGGACTAAATCTAAACGACATTCAAATTCCCACCGCAATCAAGCAAGATCAGTCGCTGGGTACGGAGATCACGAATAACCCCGTGTACTCAGAAAGTTGGCTGGGAGACGCTCAGTGGACGGAGCAGCCCACCAGAGTAAGAAACAACCTACCAGTATTCACCCCCTGGATTATTGGAGGAGGATTTACTGACGGGCTAGGCATCGTTGATGGACAAACCTACAAGCCGATGGGTTTCTTGGGGTCCAACACAAACAGCGTTTACCAGGGCCAAAATATCTACAACAATATCGTAACCGAAACTTTCAACTCAAGAACCTACATTCAAGGACAACACCAACCCCCACTATCATCCAACACCCAGGATAGAGTGGTCCCGCGAAGCGGTCTGGACGGTCATGTTGGAAGTTTCAAGATTTACGATAGACCCCTAACTAATAAAGAGGTAGATGATAACTACGAAGCCCAAAAAGACTTCTTCAAGAACATCGTAATCTAATATGCCACGCGACTTCAAACTTCAGTATCTCACAACGGGCAAGAGAGAAAAACTCTCTGGTCTGGCATTCCCGTTCCGAAAAGACGGGGCGGGTGGATATGCTACTGCAAACGAAGGAGCTACCTCGCTTAGAGACGGAATTCAGCAGCTAATAATGACAGCCCCTGGAGAACGGGTTATGCGCCCAACTTGGGGAACCTCACTTAGAATATCTGTCTTTGAACCCAACGATCCGCAGCTACGCCAAAGACTTGAAAGAGAGATCACCGAGGCAATCAGAACCTATGAGCCGAGAGTGATCGTCAAAGAGCTTATCGTTAGACCTGAGACCGAGACAAACAAAATGTACATCAAGCTAACCATCGCGCCCAAGAATGATTTCTTGTCGGAAGAGACTATTGAAATACTAGTATAATGCCAACCGATCCATTTTCTAAGTTCCTAGCCAACGGTCGTGTAAATGTCTCTGGCTTCGACGGTACTATTGAGACCGACTTCCTCAAACTAGGTGGAGTCAAAGATGATAGAAAGGCTGATCTTATTGATTACGCTATCGCAGACTTCGATGATTATCGTGTCGCTCTGCAAAACTATCTCCGAGCAGTTTACCCGCTAGATTACGACAACTTCTCCACCTCCGATCTAGGTCAAATGCTGATTGAGCTTTTTGCTTACATGGCTGCTGCAATCACACTTCGCACAGATATGACCGCTAACGAGATGTACCTGGACACCGTAAAGTCTCAGGACAATCTACGCCGACTCCTTCGTTTGATCGGCGTGGAAATGAAAGGCCCGACCAGTGCTAAGGCTACTGGCAAGATTACACTCAACACGGCTGCCACTGGTGCAATCACGCTATCACAAGCTAACAGAGTATTCACTGTTACAAACAACAGAGATTCAGGCCCAGTAGCGTTTACTGTATACAAGCAAAACAATAACGGCGGCATTGATCTAGACACTCCTGATCTTCAGCTAGATTTGGCAGACTCTGACGGTGGTGCTGGTCTTGTGTATGATAATCTGTTCCTTCTTGAAGGCACTCTAAGATCTCAAGCCGGGACTTTTGATTCAGTCACGGACCAACAAGAGATTCGTATTGATGAGCCTAGTATTATTGAAGGCAGTATTTCCGTGTCCTCTTCTGAGGGCGTGATTTACGATGAGATCCAAAACATCTTCCTAGCCTCCGGCACTTCAGACCCAGTATTCCAAAAGAGATACCTTCCCGATTTTGGTGTAGCCCTAACCTTTGGCGACGGCAACACAGGTAGGCTTCCTACTCCCAATGCCTCCTATATCGTGTCTTATCGAGTTGGCGGAGGTTCAAGAGGCAATATTGCTAAGGAGCTTCTAGACCAAAACATCGAAGTCCTTGAAGGTTCGACCAGAATCCAGGGAACAATCGTAAACTCAACCAAAGGCTCTGGCGGCGCGGAAGCTGAGTCTGTAGCAAAGGCAAAAAAATACGCCCCCAGCTTCTTTGCAACGCAGTATAGAGCCGTTACTGGAGAAGACTATACCACCTTGGCAAACACCTTCGTCGGCACAGCAGGAGCCACAGCAAAGGCTCTAGCAACGCTAAGAAAATCTGGAGCAGCGGCCAATGTCGTAGATATTTTCGTTCTAGCCAAAGCATCCGATCTTCAGCTAGAAAGAGCCTCGATTGCGTTCAAGAAAGAACTTCAGGATTACTTCAAGAAGTACAAGATGCTTACCGATGAAGTGGTCATCAACGATGGAGTTATTCGCACGGTAGACATCAACGCTACTCTGTATATCGACTCCGCTAAAACTTCTTTTGAGGAGTCCATCAAGCAAAAGGTAGCCGATAGGCTTACGCAGTATTTCAATGTAGACAACAGAGACTTCGGAGAAACCCTATCCCTAGCTGATTTGATTGCAGAAATTATCTCCATTCCAGAGGTAAGATTTTTCAAGGTAAACAACATCCCTGAAGACATCTATGTAAACTACAATGAAGTCATCCAACTCAACAACTTTGAGCTAACTGTAGAGGTCGTATAAAATGAGCAGCAGAGACAAGAGAGATCAAGAACACTTTCGCTCCAACTATATTGAGGTAGTCGAGCGAAATGTTCCTGAGTTCTATGGTGAGAAGGAGTACCAGCTTTACGGGGAAGAGAAAGATCTCTCTTACCTCGTTTTGAATAGTTTGCTAAATGCAACCTTTCAAGCAAGCTCATACCTTCCCCTTCCCGACAACTTCTCTGCACCTAGCTCCTTCTTCAAATACTTCAACCCAGAAAGTAAATCTACCAGAGTTAGTCCCGATGACTTCTCAAGATTTGTGTTGAAGCCACTAGGAAAGTCGATCTCAGGATTCCGAAACAGACAGGAGTTTGAGGATTTCCTCCTGGCTTCAGCACTTCCACTCACACAACTAAACAATGTTGATGCCACCTTTGCCGCAGGGTTTAGTGCCAATGTAGACCCAGACAAAACTACCGTAGCTCTCGTTGAAGCAGAGCTTTTGAATAGGTTGGGTTGGGTTTACATCCTCAACACTAGTGGCACACAAGCCGGACTAAGCTACGATCTTAGCACTGTTCTATACTCCTCCCTATCGGATAACATTTATTTTGGTAAGGAGTACACCGAGCTTGATGGCGTAAAGGACATTTTTGAGTATCTCTGGCGCAACAGAGAGGACGCAGGATTCCTTACCGATAAAATCGATGACTTCCTTCCGTATCCCTGGAACCAACCTGATAGTGTCCTTAGCACAAATGTAAACACTTCAGGGGATCTGGCTCTAAGCAGTCTCCACACAAACCTGAAAGTTTGGATATCTCCAGACGAAGATCAGGCATCTCGATTCAACGATCTGCTCTCTGATTCTCTTTTGGGTATAGTTCAGAGCAGACGAGAAACTGCTGGTCCGTTTAGTAAGTTCCTACGCGCTCTAAGCTATGGCATTTATGATGTGGATGTGCTTACGCGAGACATCAAGGATCTCTTGGATATTGAAGAATGTCCAGAGGAGTTCCTTGAGTACCTTGCAAACTACCTTGGCTGGGAGTTCTTGACCGACAACAAAGACACTTGGAGATCACAGCTTCGCGGAGCAATCTACGCATATAAAGCGAAAGGCACAAGAAACTCTATTGAATATGTCGTAGGCTTGTTCGTCCCGTCCTCACTCTTTAGCATTTCAGACTCAGCGAGTGGACTTCAGGAACTATACGAATCCTACTTGCCGAATCTGTTATACTATATGCTAAAGACAGAATCTCCTCTTCGTGAGAAGCAGGACATCATTCCTATCCTAAATGGGTGGGCAGATAAGCTGTTTAGCCTAGATCAGAGCTATTCTTCTATTACGCTCAACTACGATCCAAACAACTATGATAATACGCTAAGGTTCCTTGTAGATGCTATTCTTGAGTATTTGCATAGGAAGCACAACATCATCACTATCAATAGAAAAGACTATAGGGAATCTGATTTCTGGATAGCGCAAGAGGCTACAGGAAAAACTCCTGGATATTTCCATAGGGGTAAGCTATGCACAATCCCGCCCTGGGAGGACTCTAGATTTTACCAAGAGGCTTCCATCAGGGACGAATACCTAACCGACATTAGTGCTTTGATGGTTCGCAAGAAGGAGGAGTTTGGTATGGGGATTAGCGCAACAGTCGCTGAAGACTTTACGAACTGGGTTCTAAGCGCAATCTACCCTTCAGGAGACCCGAACCTTGCTCCCGGCTTTGGATCAAACAATGCGTTCAAATTCTTTACCGCCAATCCAGAGCTACCCATCAATCACCTTGCTGTGATTGAGAGGGGTGAGCTTGACGCTACGACAGTGTTTGATTATTGGAACAGTAAATCGTCCGAAGTACATATCAAGATGCTTGCTAACGACATTGATTTTGAACTAGATGAGGTGTGTAGATAATGGCAAGCCGTCTAGGTAGAAAGTTTGTTCCGGCTTTGGGAGGAATCCTAAAGTCCTTTACTCCTTTCCACACCGTTATAAAGTGGTTCCTTGGACAGGATTTTGAGGAGACTTATTCCGCAAGCGGAAATCAAATCATCTTCGCTGATGTTTATCTGAACGATACTGGCGAAGAGTTCCAACAAAGTTTCACCACCTCTGCGTTTCCAGGAACCGCAGGGACTGGAATTTACTCTGGAATCATAGGAGGAACCTTCAATCCTAAGCAGGGGAGATACCTTCCCTCTGCCACGCTAACTGATGACGGTTACTTCTGGTCATCCACAAGCACAGTTACAAAAGAAGTCCCCAATGCACCCAGAAATGTAGGGCGTAGACGAAATCTTCGCTACCTTCTTCCCTCTGGTCCGATGCAGAGAGGAGGAAAAGCTCAACCGTTCGGCGCGGACTTCATGGTGCAAAACGCCCTGTACGGACAGGACTATAGTGGATTTATTCCAAAGGGTTTCTCCTTCTCAGGGCAAAACTTCAAGTCTACTAAAGGCGAGTTCTCTGGTGTATATTTGTATGAGCTAAACGATACCTACACTTACGAAGGTCTAGTAGCATCATCCTTCTTTCCTGCTAGAGCAATCCCACCTTTCACGGACATAGATAACTTTGGAGTAGACACACTATCTTCCCTGCCAGCATACAGAGATTTCTTCGGCGCAAACATCAGAAGAACGATCCTGCGATACCTCCTAAGAAAGGGGCAGGAAGACAGACGATACTGGAACTTCTCTGAAGAAAACCTTCAAAACTTTAGGTTCGGCAAAGGTCTACTACAAATGTTCAAAGAGTATGTGGTAGACTTTGAAAAATCTCTTAGAAATGCCGTCGAAAACAAGTATAAGTACGAAGGTGGATATAATGTTATTGCTCACGCATTTGGACCTCTCCTATTCAATCACGACAATAAGTTCGCCGGAAGAATAGAGGACGAATCAAACAAACTCGCCTTTGAGGGTATTGGCGCAGAAACTATCTCTGGAGAGTATCCCCAATGGTCTGCGATTGCACACACGCAAGCCGCTAAAGGAGAGATTTATGCTAAGGAGGATAAGCAGGAGTTCACTCTTACGGAGCCTAACCTCTCTCTTGAATCCTACGGTGCATACGCTAACATCATGGATATCCTTGAGTTCCCGAATAGAACAATCTATTCTAATGATACCCTTCTATCAGGCGTCACTTTCTTGGGAACAAACACAAACAGCTTCGCTGTCATCAACAACGAGAACTCCCCATATAACGCAGACTTCGCCAAAGATGATGGGATTACCTTCTTCAAGAGACCAAGAAGTAATGATCCTTTTGATGGAATCGTTGTTCGCTATCCAATAGACGGGTATAGAAATAGGTTTATCAACGGAGATCTACAACTACCAGCCACTGACGGAGTTTCTGTAGCTGATGATTCCTTGTCCGCTATTGCCGCATGGGGTCTTCGTGATAAGAACAGAACTCCTGGGTTTGCTAAGTTTGGATCACCCGCTGCTGGAACGGGAGAGATTGAGGTTATTACCGAGAACCAGCTAACCCCATCTTCAGTAAGAGTAGCGGAGTTTACTTTCTCGGGAGGAGAAACTTCTGGTGTGGGAACTAAAACAAACCCCACGCTGTATACCATTGCATCTCCTCGTGTTACTGATTTCCCAAGAAATCCAGACCGCTTCACGGCGTTTGAGGATCACAGACTAACCCTGGAGGCTAGTGCAAACTCTACGGATTGGACTCCATACTTTGGAGTAATCAACACCTCAAGAAGACTAGCTTGGAACTACCTAACCTCCTCATGGGATAGCATTGTAGGCGTGGATACTTCAGCGTACCCGCTTACCCCCATGTCTTTGTCCGGGTCACAAACTCAGAACACTACTGAGTACCAAACTTGGGTATACGACATGAACCTGTCCGCAAATACGGGGAACAAAGACTACACCGCAGATCAAGTATCTTTCTTTATCCACCCTGTAACGACAGGCTCAACCGCAACGGCAAGAATCAAAAATCTCCAACTAACCAATCGTATGCCCAAGAGAAACAGGCTACGACCAGAAAAAAATTATCGAGGCCAAATCGTAGGTAGAGTCGCCAGAACCTTTGTACGAAGTGTACCTGAAACCCTATTCCTCAGAATCAGGACTCAATATCGTCCTCTAGTAGGGTACGGATACGAAAGCCAACAAAGAAGTTTCTGCTGGAACTTCAAAAATAACTTCTGGGAAGACATCAACTCAAAAGACACTGATCAGTGGTTCGCACTAAATATGACACCAGATAACCAAAGCGTTTCTGGTACATTCTACTTCAGCACCAAAAACGACCGTACAGACTTGAAGTACAAGTCTTTGGCTGCCACGGAGTATTATGATCTGGCTGGTCCCGTGCATGATAAGAACACAGCTTATTATGTTGAGATTGCAAAGCCCTATTACACTGACGATTTGGCTGCTGCAACTCTAGAGTCCGTAAGTATTGTAGATATGGAATACGAACAGGCTGTGGACGGATATGAGAAGGAAGATTTGTTCCCTCTCTTTGAATATTTTGATGATCTTTCTGTCGGATCTCACTCAAGAGATGCCTTTAATAGCAGCGGAACTTTCTACACTTCTGGAGGTTCCCGCTCGGAGGGCATGGAGTGGTTCGGCGGATCTCACTCTGCCGTAGATGGCATTTATACTTTCGAGGAAAACAGATAAGATGAAGGGAAAGGTTACGCTCGTCAAGACCGATATCCACGGTAACGATGAAGTCTTCTTCCAGGAAGACAACATGATCGTTGATGGTATGCGTAAGCAGATCGTGGACTACCTAACCCACATCCCAAACCCTTCCGCAGCAGCAGCGGACCAATGGGATCAGGTAAGCGCGTACCAGCATCAAGCCGTAACTCTGTCTCCAGCTAGAGACTACTACGACCAAAAGGACTCAATGTTCTGGACAGCATCCGCGCTTACAGACACATCAGCCTATGTGTGGAGTCTTCTTCCTACAACTACGACAAACTACCCTTCGGTAAACCACCTGTTTTCCGGCAGCCGGGATAATCAGTACAAATATATCGGCAGCCAAGACTTTGATATTAGTGACTGGGAGATTGATTCTTTCCGAGGAGGGAAGTTCACTACTAAAAGCGTAGCCTTCGGAACTGGTAACAGAACTGTTCATAGATTTGAATATGATACTGGAGACGCCAGAGTAGCCTTCCGCAAAAAGCTCAACCTCAAGCTAGGCAATGAGTACCGATTTGTCTATGAAGGCAAAGCAAGTGAAGGCGTAACAATCTCTATGCGTATTGGTAGGGGCGGAGAACGACCTCTTGAATATTACGACTTCTCCGCAGAGAAGTTTGTACCGACAACCGTAGAGAAGAATATTCCAAGCCAGGAAATCTCCCTAGGAACCTATTTTAGAACCGATGACCTTCAGTTTGTACTGAAGGGTAACTACATCGATCAGAGCTTTGAGAAGTATGAAAACTACTTCTTGGAAGTAGTCACTCCCTCATACAACTATGAGCAAGAGGACTTTTTCCAATATAGAGACAATCCAAACCCGTTCGTAGAGATTGTTCGACTTGAACTGCTTTCGGGAGAGGACTATATTCTTCGCAACCCTAACTTCCTAGAGACACAAAGTAAGATTCTAAACAATGAGTTTAGATTCTTTACTACCTTCACCTCTGATGAAGTACCAAACCCAGCAGAGTGCGCCCAACTAGGAATCGTAAACTTCACGGGGTGGAAGAACAAGTCACCTCTTGCGGATCAAGAGTCCCCCCAAGATTCTTTTGGGGAGTACGGCTATGTCCGAAAGTACGACGAGGCTTTTGCCGCTAAAGGAGAAGATCAAGCGTATAGCGCGATTGTAGGCACTCGTGGCGCACTACTATCCGTATCCTCAATAGATCCTGAACAAGACGGTTATGCGGAGATATCCCAGAATCATTACTTGAATATCAATAATGAGTTTGCGTCCCCAGGATTGGATATAAGAACGAATATCGATACAGCATATGGACTAGAGGACGCAAACCAATCCTATATCCTAACCTTCGATGTGCTTCCAGAAGGCACAGGAACTGTTGGTGATATTGATGTTGTTATCTCCCGAGTAAAGGATGGAGCAACCTACAAGGTTGACACTGAGACAAACGCAAGAACTTATACCTGGGACACTGTAAGAAGAGCTTCGATCCCATTCACTCCTACTAAGAATGAGTGGAACAAGTTCTTCCTTCCAGTTATCTTTGACGCTGAATCAAGAGGGGAGTACGCCGTAACTATTCGTGCGAATGGACGAACCGATGCTGATGGGTTTATTGATTATTACATCAAGGACTTCTGCTTTGGAGAACTAGAGGGGTGGGATCTTCTCCCCCTAAACTTCTCCGCACTAGGCGTGTTCAACTACGACGGATCTTCCGGGTTCAACGCAAACACAAACCCCATTCAATTCTCAGCGGCTACAACCTGGGACTCAAACGCAGACTACGCTTCCTTCTCTGGTACAATCACAGATCCCAAGAGAGCATTGAAGCAGCAGATTGTTTCAAGGTTTACAGGTCTACAACCACAGAAATCTTACAACTTAGGAGTAAAGTATTCCAACGAAAGCCAAGCATCAGCCATTGATATTACCTTGAAGGCTTTTGCGAGACCCAAGAAAAGAAGAAACCTTGCGTCTAACTGGCTGACATGGGAACCTAATGTCATCTGGAGTAGCACTGGAGTTTCCCAACTAAGTCCCTTTAGTAACGATGGACTGGCGGGAGACTCAGCGAAAGTATACTACCCGAAAGGGGTACGCGCACTTGAAAGTGATGCAACAAAAGCCAATGAAACCTGTATTGTAAAAACTGGACTTGACCAAAGCACATACACATTAGTCGAAAACTTTGCGGTAAATGCTAACGAGTTTGGTAGAGTGTCCATTGAGTCAATCCAAAGAGACCTGGATACTTCGGGGTATGTTTCTTTGGCTGTTCTCCAATACCAAGGGTCTCCCCTCTATCAATATAACTGGCAAGAATCTAAATGGGATGCTATTACGAATAATAGTGATGTGGATTTTGGTAACAACAACCCACTTTCCTCTCTCTATTACAAGCCGTTTTACAATTCCGATAGAAATACCTTCAAGAAGCATGACCTTGGAGTAGTTTCCCTTAGAGAAAACCAACTAGGCTTCACCACGAAGAGGACGCTAAAGAATAACGATGCCTTGGGAGGTATTGGCGTTATCGGTGATTATGTCGTTCAAGCTCGTGTGTACGGTCCCGTAGATGAGAGCAAGGAAATCTATTTCAAGAACTTTAGATTTGAGGTAGATCGCAACTATCGTGATATCTCTGATGCGTATAAGCAACTATACTACAACTTTGAAGAAAGAACCTGGACCCCTGGACACACCTCCTATTGTCTCCCTGCAAATCAAACAACAGAGACGATAGAGAATATGCACATCTATGGTCTTGACGAAGACACTGAGTACCAGCTAAACATTATCGATGCGTCTGGCGGAGTGTTCAGCCTCAATGAAGTATCCCTAGCAGACATTACCTACACCGCAAGTAGAACTGTAGAACATACCGACCTAGACAAAGAAAGGTTTACTTCTGAGCCGTGGGCAAGAAAAGGTTATACCGATCACCGAGGATTCTTCTTCAAGCAAGAAGACAATGAAAGTCTCTCCCTTGGTGGAGCAGACTATTACCTATCTGCTACAAACCAAGCAGGGGGGTACGGGTATTCCAGTATTCCGATTATCGGCGGAGAGAGGCTTGCTGCTGTAGACACAAACGACAACTACAATGATGTCATATCCGCCTCTGGATACCTTGGAGGCAGAAA